GTACGGTTTGGGGGCAGGTACGGGAAAACCTACTGCCGAAAGGCAGTAAGGCGTTCTGTACCGAGCCTACGACTGGGCGAAGGCGGTTCCATTATCGACCTTGTAATGCGGTTGGAGCGGTGCGATTTCGCACACGCCGTCCGATTGCTGAGAAACAGAGAGAGGGTACCGATCGCTGCACCCCGATCTTTGTCGCCTTTATCGACCGTTCCCGCGCTCCGTATCCTCTCCGACACACCGCTTCGTCATTCGGCATTGCTCGACTATTTACGGCGGCGCGGTATCGTTCCGGAGGTTACCTGCACTTATTGTCGGGAGATACGCTATACGATCAATGGCAGAAAATATTTCGCCATCGGATTTCCGAACGATGCCGGCGGATGGGAGTTGCGCTCGGAATGTTTCAAAGGAAGTGCATCGCCCAAACAGATTACGACGATCGACAACCGCACCGATACGGTAATCGCCTTCGAGGGGTTCATGGATTTTCTCTCCTGCCTTTCGACGAAGCACCCCGACCAACTACACATTGACGTAAATAGTATTAAACTCGGTCGTCAATCTTCCGAAAGCGCTTCCGTTTCTCGCACGCCATTCGACGATTCATGCTTTCTTCGACAATGACGATGCGGGTCGTAAAGCGACCGCCGAGTTGATTCGTCTTTGCCCCCGCAGCGAAGTCGTCGATCAAAGCTGTTTCTACTCCGGACACAAAGATGTCAACGACTATCTGATCGCCCACATAAAAGACCATGCGAAAAAGTTAGCGGCACAGAAAAACGCCTCCAAAACAAAGACGGTTCAATCTGTTCGGAATAATCCGCAACCCCTAAAAGCAAAAACAGCAGCGGTTGAGCCACAACGCCGGAAAGGGGTAAAGGTTTAGGAAGGCAAGTTTGTGTTTTCGTAAACGAAAACTTACCTGTACTGAACATCCCGCTGGTCTAACTCCTGCACACAAACCGATGAAACAAACACAGAACAAGGGCGGACGGCCGGAATTGAGTAAAGGTCGTGTTCGCCGATATATCGTCAGTACGCGACTCGATACGGAGCATTATTTACGTCTTCGGTCATTGGCCCGTACTTCGGGGCAGCGTCCGGCGGAAATCATCCGACAACTGCTTCGGACAGGAGCGGTACGAGAACGCCTGCGTCGCGAGCATCTGGATTTCGTAACCCAGCTCAAAGGCATAGCTCGCAACTTGAATCAACTGACACGACTTGCCCATGCGAAAGGATTTTCAAGTGTCGCATCCCGTCACGCGGCCATTATGGCATGCCTCGAAGCCCTGCTAAAACAGATCCGCGATGATCGGTAAAATCATTGCCGGTTCATCCTTTGCCGGGACTGTCGGCTATGTGATGAAGGAACTGTCGCGCATCCTCGATGCCGAAGGCGTAAACCCGCCGGAGGTAAAGAACATAATCGAGGATTTTAAGGATCAGACCCGACTGAACCCTCGGTTGAAAAACACGGTCGGGCATATCTCCCTCTCGTTTTCGCCGAAAGAAGCTCCGCACATGACCGATGCGCTGATGACGCAGATCGCCAAAGAATATATGCAGAAAATGGGTATTACCGACACGCAATATCTGCTGGTACGTCACCTCGACCAGCCCCATCCTCACTGCCATCTGGTCTATAACCGGGTCGGGAACAAGGGGCAGACTATATCGGACAAGAATATTAAAATACGCAATACGAAAGTCTGCCGGGAACTAACCGAGAAATACGGGTTGCATCTTGCGCCGGGAAAGGACAGCGTGCGGCGGGAGCGATTGCGCGAACCAGACAAGACCAAATACGAAATATATGATGCGATCAAAGGATGTCTGCCCAAATGTAAGAGTTGGAACGATCTGGAAGGTAGATTAAAAGAGCAAGGCATCAACGTCCGCTATAAGTATTGCGGAAATACCAACCGAAAACAAGGCGTTCTATTTTCAAAAAACGACTTCGAGTTTTCGGGGTCGAAGATCGACCGGCAATTCAGCTTCTCGAAACTGAATCTGCATTTTGCATACGCGCAACAGCAAACCCGACATCGAAGCGCTATTGTCAAAGACTTCCATGCGGCGGCAGGCTCCTACCGTTCGGCCTTCTCCGATCTGTTCGGAACGGGTGGCGGAAAGACCGACACGGATAGGCCGACGGTCAATTTCAGTGGTAATATCGGCGAACTTCCGTTGCCGCCGAATAGTTCGCCGGTCGAATTGTCCGAAGCCCAATTGCAACGCAAACCCGGCGAGAGTCCCGAAGAGTACCTCGCCCGCATCACGGCATTGCTCAATACCATCGCCGAAGCGATGGCGATTGCCGCAATGGAGCGGAAACGTCGCTTGCGAGAACGCATGACCAAGCCCAAAGTGAAATTGTAAACAGGAAGCGATACAACCATGAAAGAGAATAATATGATGTCCTACGAAATGTATGAGGACTTCAAAGAAACGATGGTCAAAACCATCAAGACCGAACTAGCGGCAAAAACAGCAAACAATAATCAATCAAGTGACAATGACTTGTCGCAACGATTGGAGCAAATCGTATATACAGAACAAGAGCGGCATCAGGCAATAATAATCCAGCTTGCCGGACGATTGGAGAGCATAGAGCAGAACTATACCAAAACGCAAACCGGTATCGATAATCTGCAAGCATCTGTCGAGGCAATCAAAATCCCCGCCGAACTGCCGCCGAGAATAATCCGACACCGAGTGATTTTCAGCTCCGAATCCCCATTCGTCATTTATTTGGTGCTGTTCCTTTTCATAAGTTGCATGATCTTGTCGTCGGCACTCTATTTCGCTACCCGACCGAATCATGACCGCATCGACAACGACCTGAAATACCGCTATATAAAAATGAAAGGTGAAGCGACATCCGACCGTATCGCCGAACTGGAAGAGCTATTCGAATTAAATCGCGACAACGCAAAAATCCGTCAGATGAAAAAAGACGTCGAAGAATATGAACACACTATCCGCCAGAAAATCGAACTCGAAGAACAGACGAGACTGAAAGAACGGGAAGTCGAAAAACTTAACAAAAAAGCTTCTCGATTAAAAAGAGAACATTAGGTCTTTTGGAGTTATAGCTAACAATTTCATATCTTTATGCGAAATATGTTTCATTTTGTCGATCAAAATATATGAACAGGATTAAGGAAGTGCTTGAAGAAAAGGGTATTAAACAGACATGGCTGGCCGAACAGCTCGGTAAGAGTTTCAGTATGATAAATGCCTATGCCTGCAATCGTCGTCAACCTAATCTGGAATTGCTCTTTGAAATTGCACGCATTCTTCAAGTCAACCCTAAAGATTTAATCAGTAGCAAATAATGTAATATGGCAATCAAGAAATCGGAATTATATAGTACCCTTTGGAAATGTTGCGACGAGTTACGCGGAGGTATGGATGCAAGCCAATACAAGGATTATGTATTGGTGATTCTGTTCGTGAAATATATCAGCGACAAAAGCCGCAACGACCTTAATTTCATGATAGATATTCCCGCCGGCTGCCACTTCGAGGATTTTGTCGCTTTGAAAGGCCATGCCAATATCGGCGAAGAGATGAACAAGAAAATGGCGGCTTTGTCCGAAGCTAATCAGTTGGACGGAGTGTTTATCGCGGATTTCGATGATGAAACCAAACTCGGCAAGGGCAAGGATAAGGTTGAAACATTAAGCGGACTTATCGGCATATTCCAAACATCAGATCTCGATTTCAGCAAAAACCGCGCGGCTGATGACGATCTTATAGGCGATGCCTATGAGTATTTGATGAAGAATTTTGCAACCGAAAGCGGAAAAAGCAAAGGTCAATTCTATACTCCTGCGGAGGTTAGCCGCGTCATCGCAAAGGTTTTGGGGCTCGACAAGGTGAACAGTATCCGTACCACCATCTACGACCCGACATGTGGTTCCGGTTCGTTGCTTCTTCGCGCCAAAGCCGAAACTCCCACGGATGCGACCTTGTACGGACAGGAAAAAGACAATGCCACAGTCGGGCTGGCGAAAATGAACATGATTCTTCACAACGACCCCTATGCAACGATCAAACAGGGCGACACGCTCAACGACCCTCAATATAAAGACGATTCGGGAAATTTGCAGACATTCGATTTTGTGGTTGCCAATCCTCCTTTTTCTACCAAATCATGGTTGAAAGGAGCAAAAGAAGAGGATCAATATAAACGCTGGGGATCGTCAATCGGCATTCCTCCAGAGAAAAACGGCGACTACGCCTTTCTGCTCCATATCGTTCGGTCAATCAAACAAACAGGATGCGGTGCTTGTATCCTTCCGCACGGCGTGCTATTCAGAGGCAATGCCGAAGCGCAAATCCGTAAATATCTTGTAGCTGAAAAACGATATATCAAAGGCATTATCGGCTTGCCTGCCAACCTTTTCTTCGGGACCGGAATACCGGCCTGTATTATCCTTATCGAAAAATCCGAAGCCTCCAACCGCAAAGGTGTTTTTATGATCGATGCAAAATTCGGCTTCATGAAAGACGGAGCGAAAAACCGGCTGCGCGAACAGGATATCCGTCGTATCGTAGACGTTTGGCAGACCCAACGCGATGTCCCACATTTCGCCCGATTCGTTCCGATGGAAGAGATCGAACGGAATGATTACAATCTGAATATTCCGCGTTATATTTCAGCTCCCGACACCGAAATTTTGCAAGACATCGACGCGCATTTGCATGGTGGACTGCCTGCGCATGATATTGAACAACTTTCCGACTATTGGCTGGTCTGTCCCTCTTTACGCGAAGATCTTTTCCGACCGCATGTCTCTCGCACGGGATATTTCACGTTGAAATGCGAATCGTCGGCCGTGCACGATACAATTATGGCCAACACCGATTTCCGTAATCAGACCGAAATTTTTTATCGAAGTTATACCGAATGGTGCGATCGACACCGTGCAAACCTTTACGCCCTTGCTACGGGGTTTGCGCCGAAACATCTTATCGAAGAATTGAGCGATTCGCTACTCACTATTTTCAAGCGGGATGAATCACTGGTTGATGCCTATGATGTGTATGACTGCCTGATGAACTATTGGAGCGAAACCATGCAGGACGATTGTTATCTGATCGCTGCCAACGGATGGAAAGCGGAGCTATATACGCCGCAGCCGGCGGCTAAAAAGAGAGATGCGAAGCCGAAAGAGAAGAAAGCTTCCGCACCGGAGGATGTCGTGTGCGACTTATTGCCCGTTTCGATTGTGATCGATGAGTATTTCGCGAAAGAAAAGCATCTTATTACGGCTTCCGAAGAGTTATTAAGTGACAAAGAAAACCAATTAAATGAAATGCTGGAAGAGCACTCGGAAGGTATATTAGACGAAGATAATTTTGCCGATGGAAAGCTCTCCGACAGCAACGTCAAAAAACGAATCAAAGCACTCGACCAAAAATCGGATGCCGATGAAATAGCCATTCTTACGCAATATCTCACATTGAAAGAGGATATTTCGCTTACGAAGAAAACGCTGAAAACTTTGAAATACGATTTACTTACGGCTTTGATCGTCAAGTATGCTGGGCTTACAGAAGACGATATCAAACGCTTGGTTATCGAAAAGAAATGGTTTGCTACTCTTTCGGCTCGGCTCGACAGTGAAATGCATCGCATCGGTCAACAGCTGACCTCGAAAGTTTCGGCACTTGCCGAACGCTATGCACAAACGCTTCCGGAAATCGACGCCGAAATCACTGATCTCGAAGTCAAAGTCGCCGCACACTTGAAACAAATGGGATTTTAATAAATAATGAAGTGGGAAATTTTGGACAATGGATATCTTTCGGAATGTTGTTGAATTTGAACCAAAGATATAATTAAGGCCAAAACATTAACAAAGATGAGCTGCATATGACAATAGAGAGTTGCAAATACTCGCATAACCGTGATGTCGATAACAATAACATGCTCACCACAGAGCAAAAAGAAAAACGCAAACGGTTGTTCTCTAAAATGGCAGATGCGGCAAAAGATTATATCGAGCAACGTTTGCTCGATGAAAATAAATTGAACGAATAATAAAAATGAAGAGAGATATCAGTATAATTTTATCACTCATTGCTCTTGTAGGAGTTATCATATTGGCAATGCTATGGTGTTGCCGTTCGATGTCGTTATCAGCCGTATCACTCGATACTTTTATCGGTGTAATGGCCGCAACGATAGGTCTACTGGTAACATTTGCAATCGGCTGGCAGGTTATCAATGCCTTGGATATTAAAAACAAACTTGCCGAAATTGAAAAATTGAAAGATGAAATTACCGAGCAACGAACCGAAATTAACAGGTTGGTCACTCGAAGTAAATTCGATTCTAATGTAAACCAGAGTTATACGATGCATAAACTCGGCTCTCATCACAGAGCTTTTGCCTGCACATTAGAGGCTATAAAATATGGTTTGGCATTGGATGATGCTTACGAAGAGCTGGATGTACTTCTTGTTAATCTAAAAGTCTTTGCAGTAAATTCACAACGGGAACATTGTTATCAATCCGAGCGTGATATGATGGTTGCAGCAGATGAGGCGATTCAAAAATCGCCTAAATTTGCTCTTATCAAAGACAAATACACGGATGCACTATCGGAATACAACAAGTTTTTCAGCCATGTATTTCCAGATCCAAAAGACAAAAAGAACACTGATAAAAAATGAAGATACCACAAAGATATAAGCATACGGAGTTTGGTTTAATTCCTGACGACTGGGTATTGTGTACGTTCAAAGATGTTTTAACAACATTTTCAAGTGGAGCAACACCTTATCGTGGTATTCCCGAATATTATAATGGCAATATCCGATGGATTTCAAGTGGAGAGTTAAATTATAATGTCATATACGATACCATTGAACATATTTCAGCAAATGCCGTTAGAAATACCAATCTTCACATACTTAACCCCAGTACGTTTTTAATGGCTATTACGGGACTTGAAGCTGAAGGTACACGTGGAAAGTGCGCTTTTGTAGGTGCTCCAGCTACAACGAACCAATCTTGTCTGGCAATCAATGGGACGGATAGAATGTGTGTAGAATATTTATTTTGGTTCTATCGAATGTGGGGCGATTATTTAGCTTTCAAATATTGTCAAGGAACAAAACAGCAAAGTTATACAGCTGAGATTGTTAAGAAGTTGCCGATTTATTGTCCTATAACAATCAAAGAGCAAAACAAGATTGCCGAAGCATTGAGCGATGTAGATGCATTGATTACGGCACTCGATAAGAAGATTGCAAAAAAGCGTCTTATCAAGCAGGGTGCGATGCAGCAACTTCTGACCGGTAAAATGCGACTTGCAGGATTTTCCGCTCCATGGATTGAAAAGAAAATATATGAAATAGGAGAACTCACAGGTTCCGGTGTTGATAAAAAGAATATCGCTGGAGAACAAAGCATACGTCTTTTAAATTTCTTAGATGTATTTCGAGAAGATCATATCTTTAGTAAAGATTTGCATTTTTGGGCTACGGCTTCCGATGTTAAAATCAAAACATGTAATGTATTACAAGGGGATATATTTTTTACTCCGTCTTCAGAAATGCCATATGATATTGCCCTTTCAGCAGTAGCAATGGAAAATATGAATTCCGTATGTTATAGTTACCATATATACAGATTCAGAATTTTTGAAGACATTGATTTACAATATCGAGCTTATATGTTTAAATCCAGCTCTTTCTATGAACAGGCAAATGTAGCTTGCGAAGGAAGCGGCAAACGATATGTAATATCCTTATCTAAATTTAAGGACTTAACAGTATATTATCCATCTGACAAAAAAGAACAGCATGCTATTGCAACTATTCTGTCAGATATGGACAACGAGATTGCAAAATTGGAGGCACGCCGCAATAAGTACAAATTGATTAAAAGCGGCATGATGCAGAAATTATTAACCGGACAAATACGCTTAGTTAAGCCGTTAGCGCCGATTATTCCGCTTGAAACTCCAGATGCTCAAATTCGTGAAATTCCTCTGCAAACACATGTAGTTACTGGACATATCGTAAATGCATTATATCAATCATCAGGATGGGGACGTACCAAATTGCAAAAAACGTTGCATTTGGTCGGGTATCATTGCCAACTCGATTTCGGAAACGACTATATTCGCAATACGGCAGGACCAGATGATCAGGCGATGATGAATCACATCGACAGTAAGTTCAAGCAATATCGTCATGTCAGAATAGAGGTAAAAAAAGAGAATGGAAAGACACGATATAATTATATTCCTACTGCAATGATCGACGAATTGGAACAGGTGTATGAAACATATCCTCAAACAATTCGCCACGCAGTCGATTCTTTGATAAACAAAATTAAAAAGATGGATTTGGCCTGTGCGGAGATTGTTTCGACGCTATATGCCGTATGGAACAACCGAATCATAAAAGGGGAGCCGATATCCGACGATCTGTTGCTGGAAGATTTCTATGCTTGGAGCAAGCACAAGTTGGATTTCAGTCCTGACCAGGTGTTGTGCGAGTTGAATTATATGCGAAAAGAAGAAATTATCCCAATCGGCTGGGGAAAATATATTGACAAGAAATAAGAACTATGGACACAAACATCGGAGCGAAGGAACGGGTAACGCAGGAGCGGCTGATCGGATTATTTCAGAATGTGTTGAAATACGATTATCTCGGTAATTGGGAATACCGCGAAGACAATGCGAATGTAGAGGAGGCGTTGTTGCGTCGTTATTTGAAGAGACGGAGTTATGCCGATAAGGAGATCGACAAGGCCGTTGCGAAACTCAAACAAGCAGCGGCCAATATCGGCATAGGTTTGTACAACGCCAACCATGAGGTCTATACATTGCTGCGTTATGGCGTAAACGTGCAGTCGGAAGTATCGGAGCACAAAAAGATGGTACACCTTATCGATTGGGCGAACCCGATGGAGAATGATTTTCAGATTGCCGAAGAGGTGACAGTACAAGGCAAAAGCGACCGCCGCCCCGATCTGGTCGTTTATGTCAACGGAATCGCCGTGGCCGTCATCGAGCTCAAACGCAGCAAGGTGTCCGTTCATGAAGGGATTCGTCAGAACATCCGCAATCAAGAAGACGAATATATTCCCCGATTCTTTACGACCGTACAATTGTTGTTCGCAGGTAATGATACCGAGGGGCTGCATTACGGAGTAATCAAAACACCCGAAAAGTTCTGGCTTCGTTGGAAAGAACCGTGCGGCGAACCGTGCGAACCCTCCCTGTTTACACCAGATCGTTATCCAAATGAACTGGATCGCAGCGTTTTGCAATTTTTCGAACCGCATCGGCTGTTGGAATACATACACGATTTTATTATTTTCGACGGCGGCCGCAAAAAGACAGCCCGACCGAATCAATATTTCGCAATCAAGGCGGCGCAACCACGTGTGCGTAATAAAGAAAACGGCATTATCTGGCATTCGCAAGGTGCAGGGAAAAGTCTTACGATGGTTTGGTTGGCACAGTGGATTCGCGAAAATGTTGTGGATGCCCGTGTGGTCGTCATCACCGATCGTGACGAACTGGACAAACAGATCGAAACCGGATTCAAGGATGCGGGTGAGAAAATCCGACGCGCCCGAAGCGGAGCACAATTGGTCTCGATGCTCAATGAAGCCGAACCGTGGCTGATTTGCACCCTCATCCATAAATTCGGCAACCGAAACGACAACGACGGCATATCGGTCGGAGGGAAGAAAGCGGTAAAATCGCTCGATTTCTATTTGGAGGAGGTCGCAAAGAACCTTCCGCAGGGGTTTCAAGCCAAAGGCAATATCTACGTCTTTATCGACGAGTGCCATCGTTCGCAGGGCGGCATGCTGCACGAAGCGATGAAGCATATCATGGGTGAACGTGTCATGTTAATCGGTTTTACCGGAACCCCATTGTTGCATACGGACAAGAAGAAATCCATCGAGACATTCGGTTCATACATACACAGCTATAAATTCCACGAAGCCGTTCGGGACAAGGTTATCCTCGACCTACGCTACGAAGCCCGGAATGTGGAGCAATTCCTCGGCAAGCGCGAAAAGATCGATGAGTGGTTCGATTCCAAGACAGCAGGGTTGAGCAAGGTCGCCCGGTCGCTACTGAAAGCACGCTGGGCGAAGATGGAAAAATTGTTCAGCAGCAAGGAACGTATCCATCGCATCGTGGCGGATATATGCCAAGATATGGACACCAAGCGTGCCTTGTCCGGCGGATACGGCAATGCGATGCTTGTAGCCGACTCTATTTATCAGGCCTGTCGCTATTGGGAGGTATTCCAATCTACGGAATTGAAAGGGCACTGCGCCGTTGTGACGAGCTACGATGCGAACAGTTCGTCAGTAAAGGACGAATACGTCGGCGAAGGCGAAACGGAAGATTTTACCAAATACGAAATCTACAAAAGAATGATCGGCGACCGCACGCCCGAACAGTTCGAAGCGTGGGCGAAGAAGGAATTCATAGAGCATCCGGCAGATATGAAACTGCTGATCGTCGTGGATAAATTGCTCACCGGATTCGATGCGCCGTCGGCTACCTACCTGTATATCGACAAAAAGATGCGTGACCACAACCTGTTTCAGGCGATTTGTCGCGTGAACAGAGTGGATAGCGACGAAAAGGATTTCGGTTATATTATCGATTATCAAGATTTGTTCGGTGCTATCAAAAACGCAATCGAAGATTATACGAACGGGGCGTTCGATCAATATGACGCTGCGGATATTCAAGGCTTACTGACCAATCGTCTGACCGAGGGACGCAAAGGGTTAGAAGAAGCCATACAAGCGGTATATACATTGTGCGAACCCGTAAATCCGCAAACGCAAGCCGGATATTTCGCCTATTTCGTTTATTCGGAAACAACGCCAATCAAGGAACAACAGGATGAATGCGAAGCGAATAGTGCAAAACGCGAAACATTTTACAAGTTAGTATCGACCCTCGTCCGTCGTTACATAGATATCGCCAATGAAATGACAGCAGCAGGATATACGAAAGAGGAAGCGGAACAAATCAAACGGCAAGTCGATTATTTCAACGACCTAAAAGATGAGATAAAACTCAAAAGCGGTGACGTCCTCGATTTGAAACTCTACGACCCAGCTATGCGTCAACTGATCGATAATTATGTACGGGCAGAAGATAGCGAGAAACTCGTGGATTTAGAGGATGTGTCGTTCCTTGACTTACTCGATCTCGGCGGAAATGAGGCCATCGACGCCCTTCCGAAAAATATCCGACGGAACGAACGTTCCGTTGCCGAGGTATTGGCGGCTAACATGCGCAAGATGATTATCAGCGAGCGACCAAACAATCCCGCTTATTTCGACAGAATGTCAGATTTGCTGAATCAATTATTACAGGAACAGCACGATGGAAAATTGCAATATAAAGAGTTGATCGAACGGCTTATCGAGAAGCTCAAAGAAATGCGTTCGGAAACACGGACGAAATATCCGATAACGCTCGATACCGAAGGAAAACGGGCCCTGTACGATAATCTGAATCATAACGAGGAACTCGCAATTCGCGTACACAATGCCGTAAAAGCTAATGCCCGAGATGGCTTCAGGGATGTAAGCGGCAGCGGATTGAAGATGAAAGCAGTGCGTAAAGCCGTCCGCAATGCTTTACCTGACACGACAGAAGACAAGATTGATGATATTATGCAAATTATCATCTCACAAAAAGAGTATTGATGACTGTTATCACCCTATCCGATCTGTCTGCCGAGATTGAGTGGAAGGCTATCAAAAACGTGCATTTGACCATCTACCCGCCCGAGGCGCGAATACATGTTTCTGCCCCGCTTACCATGACGGAAGATGCAGTCCGGTTATTTCTGATAACTAAACTTCCATGGATTAGGCAACGTGTGTCGCAGATTCTCGATCAAAACCGCCAGACGCCTCGTGAATATGTTTCGGGAGAAAATCACTATTACAAAGGACAACGGTATCGTTTGAAAGTCGTTTACGACCATATTCCTGCAAAAGTCGAAGTGCAAGGGAACGAATATCTTGTTTTGCATGTTCGCGAAAACTGCCCGTTGGAACGTAGAGCCGAGATACTTAAAGAGTGGTATCGTGCAGAGTTGAAAAAACTGTTGCCCGCTTTAATTGCCAAATGGGAAAAAATTCTGGATGTTCGGGCAAATAAATGGGAGGTTAAACAAATGAAAACTTTGTGGGGCAGTTGTAATCATCGAACGCAAAACCTTATTTTCAATCTGGAACTGATCAAGAAACCGCTACACTGTATCGAATATATCGTCGTCCATGAATTACTGCATATTAAGGTGCGGTTGCACAATGAAGAATTTACAACTCTACTGAGTCGCTATTTCCCGAATTGGAAATTACTGAAAGAGGAATTGAACGATTTTATCGTATAGTCGTATTACAAATGTATGACAAAACCAAACGAAAACCGCGTTGCAGCTATCTGCAACGCGGTTTCTGTGAGGTCTGAAGCGGATTCGAACCGCTGTACAAGGTTTTGCAGACCTTTGCCTAGCCACTCGGCCATCAGACCCTGATTCCCTGGATCGGGTTTGCAAATATACGAAGATTTCTCTTTTCTGCAAAACTTCCGGGCAACTTTGCATTTTTATCGGCAAAAACTACGGGCATGAAATTGAGATGTACACAGTAGAACAGGGAGAAAAGAGAGACAAGCGGCAATAATACAACGACTTACGAGAGAGCGACAAAATTTCGGCGCGAAATTCAAATGTGCATTTGCTTGAATTTCGTGTTAATTCCGGCGGCGGTTGGTTGAACTCGATTTGAATTGCGCTTGTATTTACAGGCAAAACGGGGCGATTTACGCCCTTTTTTTATGCCCGAACGGCTCTATATACCGATACGGGCGGGATTTGCGGCATACGGGGCTGAAAACGACATGTGTCCGCCGCAAGGTTTTAAGCGGTGTTTAACCGGCATTTCAAACGCAATTTTTATAAAATGGATGCGCAAAATGCGTACATCTGAATTTCAGACCAAAATATCAAAAATACGCATTGGATGGTCTAATGGGTGGTCTAATGGATGACATTTTTATTGAGGTTTGCCCCCACATAATAAAAAAATAAGGTTCATAAACACCCCCCAAAGTGTCATTTTTTGACGGGGTTTTACATCCCATATATTAAACACAAAACACTGAATATCAATAATATAAATCTATCTTTCTGCACTCAAATCCTATAAAAAGTCTCGAAATCCCTATTCGGGTCGTTTTATGGTTATTCCGCCCTCACGACCCCGATCACGAGAGCCAGTGAGTAGATACGGGATTTTTCGAGCGAAAACGGGTCGTACTCTGGATTGTCAGATACCAACGTGATATGATCGTCGTCCTCGCCTTGTTTTACCCGTTTGATGAGCACCCCTTGCTCGCTGTCTATCACGTAGGTGCGGTTCCACTGGAAGAATGTATCAAGCGGTAGCCGCTTACAGGCAACAATATCCCCGCTGTAATACTTGGGCTGCATGGAATCACCTTTTACAGGAATCAGAAATTCGGCTCCCTTGAACATGGGGATGACGTAATGCTCGCAGTCATATTCCATGATCGTTTGGCTGTTCTCCGAAAGCGCCCCTGCCATAGCATCGATTGGGATCAACGGAATGCCCTCGTTCTTGTCCGAGCGTTTTCCTATCGCAACGGTTGTTTGGTCGTTTTTGGGTAATGGTACCGTGTCGGTCTTGGCCATACTGCCTTTACCCGTAAGAAGCCATTCTATGTTAATATCGGGGAAAGCATTTAAGATATTTTCTAAACGATCAATTCCTATTGTCTTGCCATTCTTTAATTGACTCGCAAATGAGCCGTTTGAGAATCCACATTTCAACTCAAACGCTCTAACGCTTATCCCTTTCAGATCGAGATATTGTTTAATTCTTATAAGTGCTCCACTCATTTTGTAGAAAAAATCTTAAAAATAATTTTGCTGTTTAAGATATATCTTATATCTTTGCAATGTGGTTTTAACACAACCACGCAACAAATATACTGAAAATAACCAATTAATAGGCAATTATGAGAAAGCAAATCCTTTTACCGCCCTCTGTATTCCGGGAGTTGTATCAAACTTTCAAGGTTCACAGGGTGATTCTCAGTCGAGCGCTAAAGTACGAACGCAACAGCAAACGCGATCAAATGCTCCGTGCCGCCGCACTGGAACGAGGCGGATTGATTTATACCGGGGAGCGGGCACCGCAAGGTTATTGTCCGAATGTAGAAACACGCCACGACCACGTGCGGGGAATGATGTATCAAAACTTCGGCGATCGAGTGGAGTTGCAGGTGAACCGGGAGACCAACGCCGCGACGATCATCATCGACCACGAGCCTGTGGCGACATTCAATGACATGACAGTGGCGACGTGGGGCGATGTTCTGTATTCCCTGCAAAAGATTTACAATCAGTTAAACGCGTAAGACGATGAAGCGACACAAGGAAGATGCCCTCGAAAGGGTACAGAGGTGCGCCCGCGCATACCGGGACGCCGTGGAGAATCTCATCGCCACCAATCCGACATTGAGTGAATCAGATTTGGATACAGGTGAAGATTCCTATAAATGGCTACGTCTCCCCATTCAGGATGAGCAGCCTTTAACCGTGGCAAATATGATTCTTTCAGATGTCGGAGTATTTCCAAATGATTGTCTTGCTGGTATTCTGGTGGCAACATGGAGAAGTCGAGGCGCCATGGCCGGACACGTGGGTTCGATAAGTCTCGATAAGGCAGGAACTCGGATTCACTTCTGTATCGAAGGTGTAACGACCTTAGAAGAGCTCCGAATTTCCCGCGAACAGTTTCGAGCATCACTCGATTTCGAAGGTGAAAAGTGAAACAGATATAGTTTTCCATAATCGCTAAACATTTGTAGTTGAACGCACAAAGATAGCGATTTCCCGTGAACGTGAAGGCGTTACCCGGAGCGATACCGGCACGGGAGCAAAAATAAAGATGTGAAACATGGAATACTACAACGGTAAATTGTGTGTAACATACGATGACTTAGCGGGCATTGCAACCATGAATGCAATCCAGTGCATCGTTAAAAAGGATGCTTCTATCCAAGCTCGCAAAGCTTGTAGAAGCAACCCCGCGCTGTTTGATCTCGACAGGTTGCCGTTAAAGTTCCAGCTGGAGGTTTACCGCCGCCGTCCGGATTTGAAAGCGCAAGCGGAAAGCAAACCGTTTGTCGAGAGCGTCGAACCGGACGGCGCAGCGTTAGATTTTTACCAGCGTCACCAGTTCGGCGACGGGAAGTATTTGTCGACGGACAAACAGACTGAATATGCCAACAATGCGGCAGTCCTAAACGCTTTCCGGCTGGTGCTGGAGCGATCGGACAGTCAGCACCGGAAACAGAGTAAGCGGTGTATCAGCAAGGCGGAATTTTGGCGCAAGGCAGCGCAGGCGTTGCCGCGTATCGCGGACACGTTCCCGCACACCCTGCCGGAGAACCCGCGCCGCCTGCAAGAGAAATTCAACCAGTACGTGCGTGAGGGTTACGGGGCGTTGATAACGGGCAAATACGGCACCCGCAACGCTGCCAAGATCGACGACGATACCAAAGAAAGCCTCCTTATCCGGCTTATTTCCGACGCTCGCAACCTCGACAACGCGCAGATCGCGCGGATTTACAACGTAGTTGCAGAAACGCAGGGCTGGAAAACGATTACCGGGGCGGCGGTCGGCGTATGGCGCGAGAAACACGACCTCGTGACAGCCGGAGGACGCCTCGGCGAGACGCGGTTCCGCAACCAGCGGAGTATGCAGGTGAAGCGTTCGCGCCCCACAGCTCCGCTCTTATACTGGACAATGGACGGCTGGGTGTCCGAGTTGCTTTACCAAAAGACAGAGGAAAAGAACGGGCGTACTACCACCACCTACACGCATCGCCTCACGGTTGTTATTGTCCTCGACCCTTGTATCAATTATCCGGTCGGCTATGCGATCGGCGAACGGGAGACCCCCGAACTTATCAAAGCAGCCCTCCGGAATGCTGCGAACCACACCGCCGAGCTTTTCGGACGCCGTTACTACTCGAATCAAATACAGAGTGACAACTACGGACGAGGGAACCTCAAACCGATTTATCAGATCATGGGAGACATATACACTCCAGCCCGTGCGCACAACGCCAAATCGAAAGTGATCGAGCCGTTCTTCAATTATTTCAACAGGAAATACTGCCAGCTCTGTACGAACTGGGGCGGGTTCGGCATAACCTCGAACAAGGATTTGCAACCGAATAGCGAGTTTTTGAACAAACACCGCCACAGCTTCCCGACCGAGGAGGAGTGCCGCCAGCAGCTTACGGCTTTTATTGAGCGGGAGCGCGCCGAAAAACGTGCCGAGTACGTGAGATTGTTCGACAAGTTACCCGAGGAGCGACGCTTGCCGCTTTCCGATGAACAATACCTCCTCACGTTCGGAGCCGATACGGGGTACCGCAACGCACTCGAGGGCGTGGGCTTGCGCCCGACGATCGGCGGCATAAAACGGGATTACGATTGTTTCGACCCCAAGTTCCGGGAATACGCGCATGTCCGCTGGGCGGTGAAATACGACCCGGACAACCTCGACCATGTGCTCGCGGTGAACGAGGACGGTTCCCTGCGCTTCATGCTCGAACGGAAACACGTGCAGCCTATGGCTCTCGCCGACCGCCGCGAGGGGGATGCGGAGCAGCTCGCCCGAGTACGGGAGTTCAACAAGCAGCTCGAGAACGACATAACCGAACGTCTCGCCCTCGCCAGCAACAAAGTCGAGCAATTATTCAATGACAACCCGCAGCTCGACGTTGCAACCCGTCTGCTGTTGTGTGATAGCCGGGGGCAAAATAAGAACCACAAGCAGACGCGCCGCCTGCAAGCCCACGAGATCGAGGACATAGAGGCGATCGAAATTGCAACGGTGCGCCGCCCGGTTCCTCAAATCGAGGACGAGGAAACTTTCAACTTGTACTAATAATCAGAAATAGAGATAATATGAAAACGATCGAGAAAGAGCAAATCAGAACCAAACTCGCGGAGTTCTGCGAGATCAAAGGCGGACAGAACAAAGCCGCGAACTCCATGCGCGGCGTCAGCCCGGCGACAATTTCCCAAGTGCTCAATAACAACTGGGATTTAATCAGTGAGGAAATGTGGCGCACGATCGCCTCGCAAATTGGTTACGATCCGCGTGCGTGGGTTGTCGTGGAGACACGCGGCTACAAACGCATGTACGGACTTTTGCAGGACGCGCAGGACAATTCCCTCGTGTTCGCAGTCACGGGTGATGCCGGATGCGGTAAGAGCGAGGCGATCAAGAGCTATGCTGCCAGCAACCGGAATGTGTATAACCTCTCGTGCTCCGAGTATTGGAACCGCAAGCACTTTATGGCGGAACTCCTGCAATGTATGGGGATTGATTCGACGGGCTGCACCGTTCCGGAAATGATGTCGGACATTATTCTCGCCCTCAAAAAGAAAGAAACGCCGCTCGTGGTACTCGATGAAGCCGACAAGTTGAGCGATCAAGTGCTCTACTTTTTCATCAGCCTGTACAACAAACTCGAGGATCGTGTCGGGATCATCCTGTGTGCGACGGACTACCTCGAGAAACGCATCAAAAAAGGTGTGCGAACTAACCGGAAAGGCTACAAGGAGATTTACAGCCGTGTCGGGCGCAAGTTCATCCCGATACAGGTCGTAAACAGCGAGGACGTTGCCGCCGTGTGCATCGCAAACGGTGTGACCGATCCGGAAACAATAAACGAGATTATCGACGACTGCGAGAGCGATTTGCGCCGGGTAAAACGCAAAGTCCACGCGGTCAAACAGCGTTCAACCTCCAAATAAACGGTGTTCAAATGAAAGCGATCGACCTTGTAGTCAAAGCCAAGTGGTACGACATGGAAGCCTCCGGCGAAAAGCCCGAGGAGTACCGCGAGATTAAACCATATTGGATAAAACGGTTATGTGACAATCCGGTATTTGATTCTAAAGGCAATTTGATCGGCAGAAAGCCCATAGACGATTGGACTATTGCCAAATGCAGAAGATGTGGTATTGATTTAATAAAAGCATTCCATCGTGGTAACATGATTCCAAAGGAACTTACCCATGCCCGCTTCCGCAGAGGCTACACCCATACCGCAATGCTGTTTAGAATCGACAACATTGCAATCGGCAGAGGCAAACCCGAATGGGGTGCGCCCGATCACGATGTTTTCATTATCAGATTGGGAGAAAGGATTTAGACATGGCAAAAGCGATAAGCAATAAAAACGTGGTGAATGCCAAGTTCAAGGTTGCCGATTTCACGGGCAAATGGCTCGCGTCGTTCGGCAAACCCGAACTCCGGGGCGCATGGATTATCTACGGGGAGAGCGGCGGCGGTAAAACGCACCTTGCTTTGGAGCTGCTCAAATACCTGTGCGGGTTCGTGGATCGGGCGGCTTACGACACGTTGGAGCAAGGTTTATCGCTGTCGTTTCAGAACGCATGGAAAAACGCCGCAATGCAGGAGGTCGGCTCCCGGGTTATCGTGCTGGCGAAAGAACCGATCAAGGAGTTGCGGGAACGCCTGCGGAAGCGCAAAAGCCCTAACGTGATCGTGATTGATTCGATTACGGCGTTGGTCGGGTTCACGCGGACGGTGTTCATGGAATTGATAAACGAGTTTCCCGACAAGTTATTCATTTTCATAGCACACGAAGAAAACAACAAGCCCTATCCGGCTATCGCGCAGCACGTGCGAAAGCTCTCGGAGGTGAAAATCCGGGTCGAGGGGTACAAAGGATTCGTAACGACCCGATTCAAAGGCGAAAAAGGTGAGGGAGGTGCCGATTTCGTGATATGGGAACAGGGCGCAAATGAGTATTGGATTGATAAACTTTAATGATACACAATTATGCACACAATGGATAAAATTCACAACGGGGTACTCCGCAAGTTCCACACCCTTTGCTCGCGTTTGGGACTGACGGAGGCGGAAAAACGGGCGATCGTCGAGAGCTTCGGCGTCGAGAGTAGTGCCGACATAGACACGCACGCCCTTATCGACGTTTGTGCCTCGCTTTCCAAGCAGTTGGAGGGCGACAAAGGCGACCAAATGGATAAACTGCGTAAGCGTGCTATGGCTGCGATCGGCGGCTACCTGCGTAAAATCGACAAGGAAAGCAACGCCGAAATAATCAAAGGAATTGCCTGCCGTTCCACCGGGTACCAGTCTTTCAACAAAATACCCGCCGAGCGTCTGCGGAACCTGTACAATACATTCCGCAACAAACAAAAGGACATGGATGCGGCGGAGCGTATCGCAATGGAGCTCTTGGCTCAAAGCTACACGGCGGGGAAAACCTCCCCGGCGATATTGAATTAACGGATTTATTCACCTTTCAAAAACAAAAAATTATGAGTTCAAACAACAATTCTTCGGGTGCAGGTATCGGCTTTTTGGGCTTGCTCACAATCGCCTTTATCGTGCTGAAACTGACAAAGTGCATCGCGTGGTCGTGGTGGTGGGTTCTCGCTCCTATGTGGATGCCTCTTGCCCTCGTGCTGCTTGTTGTGGTAATCGTCGGGCTGTGCAAGTTGTGGATTTACTGCAAATGGAGGGCGAGACGATGAAATGGTACATCAGCGGCAAAATTTCGGGCTTGCCGACCGACCAAGTAACCGCCAAGTTCAAGCAGGCGGAGCAGCAAATCCGGGCGTTCGGGCACGAACCCGTGAACCCGACCAACAACGGGCTCGGCTCGGAGGCGAGCTGGAACGAGCACCTCGTCGCAGACGTTGCCCTGTTGCTCGAATGCGATGCGATCTATCTGCTCAAAGACTGGGGCGACAGCCGGGGATCGCGCATCGAGGCGAATATCGCCGAGGAGTGCGGCTTGCAGATCGTTCACCAGCCGGAATATGCGACCTATGAGAGCCGCATGTGAGCAGCTCGCCGGAGCCCTGTTGCGGTTTACCGAGGCAATGCGATCCTGTAATTCCGCTTTACGGAGGTATTCGGCTGTTATGCCAAAACAAAGGTACAAGCCGCTACAAGGCAACAGAACCCGAAAAACAAAGAGATTAACCTGCTTGCAACGTAGGCGAAAAAAGACAAATTAAACCACTTAAAAACAAAAAATTATGAGCAATCAGAAATCAATCATCGGTTGCGGATATATTCCGCTTGAAATGCAGGCAGTGTGCCTCAAAACCAACATGAATACCAATCTTGGTGATATTGTGTATAAAATCATTACGGCTCCTTATGAACGTGTATTTGTTCGCAAGAATCTTTTTGATTTAACACCTAAAGAATGTAAACGTATGGCAGTAGACGTAGTTGATGAATACACAGGTTTAACGTATGCCGTCGAGTACGAACCCGCGAACCTCGTCCACCCAACGTCGGAATCCAAAACCGACCAGCCCGGGGAACCTGTCGATTTCGCTACCCGTGCCGGGCAGATCGCCGAGGAACTCAAATCTATGTTCAACTCTGCGGGGGAGGGAATTTCCGACAAATGCGGTGTTGCATTCTTTGCGGTTTCGGATGACGGGAACGATAAAACATCGACGTGCGTCGGGTTTCTCGGCGGTCGAGGTGGTCGGGTGTCGGAGGCTATCGCTTCGGTGTGTTCCAAGAACCCCCAAGTCCTCGAAATCGTGAAATGCGCCTCGATCGAGGCTATGTTTCACCGGATATTCGACGGCGCCAACAAGAAGAAATAACCAACTTTCATTTTTATAACAATGGCAAAAACAAGAGTTAAAAAGGTCGTGGTTTCGGGAGTTACGCGCGACCAAATGGAGGAGGCTTTCGGCGCATTCGCCTTTGCCGACGCCAAATTGCAGGGTATCAACGCGGCAATGGACGCGGAGATTACCAAGATTAGAGAGCGCAATGCCGAGGAGATCGCCAAGTTCCAGCAGCAAAAGGACGACGCCCTCGAGGTGATGCAGACGTTCGCCACCGAGAACCGGGACGAGCTTTTCTCCAAAAAGAAAAGCATGGAGACGGCGCACGGCGTCCTCGGGTTCCGCACCGGGACACCGAAGCTCAAAACCCGCAAGGGCTTTACGTGGGCGGCGGTGCTGGAGCTGCTCAAAGAGTTCAACCCGGCGTATGTCCGCACCAGCGAGGAGGTCGCCAAAGACAAGCTCCTCGCCGATCGTGAGAACGAGGACATGCCCGAGTTGATGCAGAAAGTCGGCATCAAGGTCGAGCAGGACGAAACGTTTTTTGTTGAACCTAAAAAAGAGGAATAAGGCTGAATGTCAGAGAAAGTGCGCAATTATGAAAAAGAGAGTATCGAGGTGTGCCGCAACTGCAAGGGCACCGGGATAGCTTACACGGTACCGGAGTTTCACCCATACGGGAGAGAGGATGATCCGCAGCCGTATGAATGTCCCGTTTGCCGAGGCAGCGGACGGGTAAAAAAGACGCTGAACATCGAGATCACGATCGAACCTTACCCCGGCAAGTCCGGGGTATAAAAAAGAAGCCCGCCAACCGGGAACCGACTAACGAGCGAAGCGTGGGGACGCTTTTGCAAAAATAGTAAGTTTTCGGCACATGGCAAAGGGAGTTCGTTATAAAAGCACGTTAAAACGCATCCGGGAGGTTTGCGCGATAACGAGGGAGCACTACGAGGCTGGCAATCAGTCCAAGTGCTACCGGGCTGTATGGCGAAAATTCATCGAGCCGAAATACGGTATTTGTTACCGCACTTTCTTGAACTACATAAACGAGCCGTTACCGAAAGAACCCGAAAACAAACAACTTACTTTATTTGATTTATGAACGAAAGAACCAAACTGAACAATGAGCAGATCGCCGCCTTGCAGGAGGTTGTCGGAGGCGCGGACGTATTCAGTTGCCATACCGCAAAACTACTCCGCGAAATCGAGGTTATCGCCCCGGAATTGATCGAAATCGGGCATCCTATGGGTGTTTATAAAGCGATTGACCCGCACCCGTATTTCGGTGCCATAGTCACCCGCTGCGGTGTCGAGTATCTCGAAAATATCCAAAAACAAACACGGGATGAATAAAAAGCAGCGCGAAATAATTACCGACGCCTACGAGCAGTATATCCGTAATGCCATGCGAGGCGATCCGGTGGGCGGTTTCAGCGACTTTGCCGATTTGTTTTCCCGGCTTCGTGAAACAGACAAACGACTGGACGAAGAACTGCAAGAACGCTACGACGAAATCCCCGACAAATAAGGACGCAAGCCCCGGAACCGAGAAAGGTTGCCGGGGCTTGTTTTATCCTCTTACCAGTGTGACGCCGACGGCGACCGCTTGGGGCTTGACCGCCGAGGTGTCGGTCGCGTGTGTCACGAAGCACTCCTCGTCATGCTGTACGCGCTCGTGATCGTGATCCGTCACGGATTCGACCAGCATAAAGCAGTTGAACCCCTCACCGGAGAGACCTTGCACCTCCGCGTCGATCCGCTCGATAAGGTCGAGGTGTTCGAGTGCCCGGTCTTGGTATTTCCCGCCCTCCTCGGGAGACGCCAGCGTTTCGGTTACGACATGGAGCCGTACCCGAATGTCTGCCGATCGTGCGCCCCGTGAGAGCTGCGACCACTCGATCGGCTCGAACTCGACGAACACGGCAGGAAGCCGGAACGCCTTTTGTTTGGAAAGTTGCTCGGTGTTCCGGTTCCACAGGCTTACGAACTTGACACCGACCTTTTGATTTTTCAGCCTGTCGGCAACGGCTTTGTAGATTGCCTTTCTCATTTTCTCAACTCTTTTGCGAGGTTATCGAAAAACTCGGTTATATTCTCGTGGACGATCTGTTTGATCGCCTGCCGCACCTCCTTGTGGTCGCCGATAAACTGGCGTTTCGGCATCGTTATCTGCCGGGTGTGCGACCGCACGGTATAGGTCTTGCCCGTGCGCCTGTTTGTCCGGGTATGGGTACGGACGTTCTGTGCGAACTTTCCGCCCTCGTTGTGGAGTGCGGTGTACGGCAGCGGGGAGGAATAATGCACCCCTTTCCCACGAACGGACGCCCGGATCGAACGGCGCATTTTTCCCGTTACATGCAGGAGCGACCCTTTCGCCTTTTTGTTCTTCCGGGGCTTCCATTTGGAGCCGAAAAAACCTTTGCGCTCGAAATTCCGGTCGAACATTTCGGTAAGTTCGACTTTCATGTCGGAGAGTATATTTCGGATCAGTTCGTCAGGTTTTGGCATTTTTCTTTGGTTGGTAATTGAAAATATGCTACTTTTGCAAAAATGCGTACTATGTTGGATTACGACAATCTTAAACTCCGGGAACGGACATTCCTCGACTTTACGGACGACGAGGCTATTATCGGCGAGATCATCGGCGATAAAGAGTTCTTTTTGTCCCATATCACGGAGGAGAACCGGGCAAGTACGTTTTTAGAGTTTGCCGACCTCACTACCGATAAAAAGTTGTCGAAAGCCATTCAAAAAGAGTTTGACGGTGAATTAAAATCAATGTTCTGCGAGTGATATATTCACGTATTCGTCGAACATTCTCTCCCCGTATAGCAAACACCCCTTTACCAGCGTCTTTATTTCCGTTACCTTTAACGGCGTTCCGTCCGCTTTGGTCGCCCCGCTGTCCTTGATCGCCTTTACCAATCCGGCAGCTTGTTGTGAATAGTGCTCGTTGAACAAGTGCTCACGCACCGCATCCAGCACCTTGTCGGGGTCTGCTCCGGTCTTTCGGATCAGCGAACAATAATTGCGTACCCACGTATTATATCCGGTCGATTGTCGGTCGTCCATAAACTCGGGATGCTGCATCTTTCCTCCGAACGATTCGTAAAATTCAGGCAGCGTCTTTCTCGCTACAAATTCATTCGCCAGCTCCATATACCGCCTCGCCAACGTAGTAAGGTATTCGTTGCCGGGTTTGTTGCGGTTGTGTGTGATCTCGTGCCAAAAGGTCGCCAGTGCGTCCGCTTCCTCGAACGAAACCTCGCCGCCCTGCCGCAGCTTGGTAAGCCCCGACAATACCCGATCGAGCCGCTCGCGGGTCATGTCGATATTTCCGTTCATATCGGTAGAACCGTTTACGCCTTTTCGTCTCGTTACTTCCAAAGTCTTAAATCCGCGCTCGAACCATGCCCGGCGATCCTCTTGTTCCTGTATGAATCGCACCGCCTGTTCGGGGGTCTTTATCTCCTCGGCGAGTTTTGCGACGATCTTTTTTGCTGCTTCGGGAGCCTTGTTATACGGGTGTTTGTCCGGGAACACTTTTAACTCCTTTCCGGGATTGAACCGGAAAATCCGCTTTTTGGGTTCCTCGGTGATCTCCTCGCCGATCCCGACCGCCTGCTGGCTGTCGCTCTCGGGGTACCTGCCTTTGCGTACCTGTACGACGACGCAACGGCAGTTCCAGCCGTTGGGCGGCATGAACTGCTCCCAAAACGGATCGCTCACGGGCAGGGTGATGTTGTGCAGCCGCTGGTGTTCCTCCCGCACCCGCTCGTCGTTCGCCGTCCGGTACTGCAAATTGTACCGATCGCCGTCCTGCTGGAAATCGTGCCATTTCGCCGCCATTTGGGACGACGTTACCGCGTGATTGTATTCCGCATACAGATAGTTGCGGTTATACTTGGCGTCGATTTTTGCGACGTCCTCGTGGAATTTCTCGAACGGTTTTATCCCTCCGTCGTCCCCGATCAGTGACAAGCCGACCTCGTTCAACGAGTGGTATGTTTTCAGTCCGGAGAAAATAAAGGCGTTGTTTTCCAGCAGCCCGGTAAGTTCTGCGGGCATTTCCTCGCCTATTGACGACGACACGGCACCTCCAAGGATGCGAAACGTCTCGTCGATCACGTCGCGGGCTGGCTGTTCCTGCAACATGGAGGGGGTAAAACCGCCCCTTTCGCGCACCCATTCTGCGGCACGTTCAAATACGCGGCTGTCAAACCCGAAATCGGGCGTTTTTTCGTCGTCTGCAAGCGTTAAAAGCTCGTCGCGGTATAAACCCTCGACCGCATCGTCAAGACCCCGGTAAAACGCCCGGAAATTCTTTGTCGGCACCTCCCGGGGGCTGGCGTCCTTGCCTTTGCTGGCGTCAGCCCCTACTCGAAAAAACTGTTTGCGCTGGTTTTCTTAACCCCGGTGATCGGGATTTTGTACTTGTCGGCAAAATAATTCGGGTCGATGTCGTACTCCTGCAGGAGCAGGCGTTCGATCTCGCGCTGCTCTGCCGGGGTGTAGCTCGTCGCCTCGTTCCAGTCGAACGTCACCCCCGCGAGCGGGAACCCGTGCCGGATCATCAGCGGGATAAGTCGGTCGTTCACGAGGTACTTTATCATCGTGGCGTCCGCACGGCAGATGTTCTCGAACACCTCGAGGTGCGTTTCCGACTGCGACAAAGAGCTGCCGTTGTCGATCGTCATAGTCTGCCCGAGTATGCCTTTGGAAATTTCGGAGTTGCATCGGTCGATCCGTTTGTCGTACACGTTGTATGCGTCGCCCCGGCTGGTCTCCTTGATTTCGATCTCGGTGCCCTCCGGGAACAACCCCCACGATGCGGCACCCATTTCGGCGAGCATGGTTTCGATCCGCGCGATGTCTTTCGTGTCCTGTGACATGGTTTTGCCGATACGGATCGGCATGCCGAACACCTCGCCGAACGTGTCCCAGTAGGCGAGCATGTTTTTCTTGGAGAGCGACTGCGGGGCGCATTTAAGCAGCACGCCGAGGTCTCGAGCTTTCCCGACCTCGATGCACCACACGGCGATGTCGCCCTCGCGGTACGATATGCCGTTTTTCCAGTCGTCGCCCGCCTCCCGGGTAATAACGCCGTATTCGGGTACGACGTGCTTGCGGGGCACCAGTTCGACGCCCGTAAAGGACATTACGCCGTTCTCGTTGGTGATGTCTCCGAACTGGATCAACGAATGCCCGAAATAAGGACTATCGAGTGCGAGGTCGAGGAAATCGTTGAACCACTCGCGCTCGAACATAAGGCGGGCTTTGTCGTCCTCCTTGCCGTTCTTCCCGGTGAGGACGAACGGTTTTTGCAGGGTCTTTCCCTTGCGCTGGGCGATACAGCCGGAGAGGTGCAGATCGACCAGCGCGTCGTTGTACACGTCGAGCAGGGCGCAGCGGTTCGGCTGCTCGTAATTGATCGCCGCCTGCCATGCCTGCCGCCACGTGGCGATGTCCTTTTTGGTGAGGCTCTCGGTCTGCTGGTTCAGTTCGATAAGGACGTCCCTTTTCTTCTTTACCTGCGTGGCGAACTGCGCGGCGAGATTGAGCACGTCGCGCCTGTGCCGAGCCGAGGTTCCGGGCATCATTGAAAGGAAATTATCAAAAAAACGCATTCAGCATAAAATCACAATTTAAGCGGCGTTTAACCGCTGTTTAATAATCGTATTTGCTGGCGGACATGCCGCCGTAACGTATCGGGTTCGAGGTATCGGTTTCCCCGTCCTCTCCGGTGTACGTCGGTAGATTCGGCATTGAACCGCCTTTGCTCACGCGGGTAAGCCATGCGATCGCGTTGTCGTAAAGCTCCTGCCGTCCGTCGAGAGCCAAGTTCTGCGGGAGCCAGTGCACGAGATAGTACAGGGCGATATTTACCGTCACCTGCACGAGCATCGCGTTGCGCTGGTCTCCCTCGGCGGCAAACGCTTTTTCAGTATCATAGCGCGGACGGAGGTAGCTTGCGACCTCCTCCATAGCGACCCGCTCGGCTTTCTGCCGGGTCTCGGGTTCGCTGCGGGTGAGTATGTCGAGTTCGTCTTCGTCGCATACCACCCTGTAATCGTCCTCGGTGAGAAACATTGTTACCGGGTTTTGTAGATTGCGAGCGATTCCGCCTTTTCGGGCGTGAAACCCTTGCAGAACGCGCCCTCCTTAATCTTGGCTTTGAGGTGCTGTTTGCTCACGACGAGGGGTTTGCCGCCGTACATGAGCACGAGCCACTTTTTGCCCGTCACTACGGCGTTTCGGTCGGCTCGTTTGATTGCCCGCTTGCATCGGATGTAAAGCACATAGCTCTTGTATGCCTTTACGCACTTTCTGAAAATCTTTACCATGAGTTTTTAGAGGTTGGTCGCCGCCCGAACTTGGGGGCGAAAGTTTTTATTCTTGTTTGCTGTTGCAGGATGTAGATCGCCCCCTCGTCGGCGTCGGGCGCGTCGTCGTGGCTGCTGGTTCCTTTTTCAAACGCGAGGGTCTGTTCCAGTCCCGCGAGCGTGTCGGGGTCGTTCTGCCTGTCGGCGTTGTAGAACACGAACCCGCGCTCCCACAGCGGGGAGATTCCCTCGATGCGCTGGAACTTGTCCGGCTTCTTGCGTTTGTCCGCCCGTATGGGTAGCTGGTACCCGCGTAAATTCCCCTCTCGGGTAAATTCGTCGAGGATGATGTCTTGCAGGAAATTCGCCTCGATGTAGTAATAGCATATCACCCCGGCGACGATCATCCGCTCGTGCAGGTCGTACCACCAGCGCACCATTTCGGCGACCGAGCATTGCCGCACGAACGCCTCGATTTGGTGCAGTTCCGTCCCGATCTTTCCCCACAGCTTGATTGCCTTGTAGTCGTTTTTGCTGGTGCCTTTGAACGAGGGGTCGCAATACGCCACGAGGTAATCGTACTTGCAGAGCTTCGGCAGCTTCTTCCACTTGATCCACGTGTGTTTGAACACCGCGCCCTCGGTAATCGGGTTGTTCATCATTTCCTTTTGGAAAGAGCGGTACCCCATGAAACGCTCCATGTCGCGGAGCTCGTCGATCGACCATTTCGACGCCCACGCCACGCGCCCCTGCTTGTCGATCGCGTTCACCTGCGAGACCAGCACGCCGTCGGTTGCGCAGATATTGGCGAGCACGCTGCACTTGCTTATAAGGTTGCCGACCATGATAAACCGCCCGCGCCCGCCGTCGAGGGCACCGAACAACGCCTCTTTTACCCAGTCGGTAAGTTTGTTTACCCGGGTTTCGTTGCCGCATAATTCGTCGTCGTCGAGGTCGTCGATCACGATGTAGTCAGGGCGGTGGTTCCGGTACCGCAAGCCTCGGGGCGACTGCCCGCGTCCCCGGGCGAAAAATGCGCACCCGTCGGCGGTAACAAATTCGCCCTCTTCCCAGCTTCCGGAATTGTACTGAACGCCGAAATCGTTTATATAGCGTTGGTTATACTGCAACTCCGCCTGCAAGTCCGCCAGCAGGGTATTTGCGTTCTCCTGCGACTTGCCGACGAGCACCATTACGTTTATATCCCGCACCTTTTGGCACTTCAACCACATGGGGATCATTATATCCATGTGGGTACTCTTGGCGTGTCCTCGCGCCCATTTGAACGCAGCTTTGAGGTTGCGGTTCTTGCGTATTTTATTCGCCGCTTCGATGTGGAACGGCGCGCTCTCGGTATGTTTTCCTGTTGCCGGGTCGTCGGTGTAGTGCGGGAAATAGTAATTCACGAAAAAGGCATAATCCGCCCGTGCCCGTTTGATGCGTGCCTGCTTGTCCGCCTCGCTTTCAGCCCGGTTTACGGTGGTCTGCGCCTGTACGTTGTCGCACCACTCTTTCCACCGTTTGGTGGCGTCATTTACTCCTGCGACTGACATTATTGCCCTTTCGTGCTTAAAAGTTCCGAGACATACAGGTCTTGAAACCGATTGATCGCCTTTATCAGTTCGGGGGTGAGTTCCTCGTCATTGGTCGCCCTGTGTTGTAGCCACTTGCCGAAACCGATGAACACCTCGATCGCATCGACGACGCTCGCCTTTTTGTCGAGCTTCTCTATTGTCGCCGCCAGTTTGGAAAGTTTATCACAGGCTCCGGCTACTTTCTCGGCATCCCGTTCTTCGTTGAGCTTTTCAACCTCGTTGCTTATTGCCCGCAGCAGGTTGTTTACGATTTCGGGGCGTGTGACGCTTTGGGCAGCTCTGCGTTTGTCCCACGCTTCCTCTGCCACCCACCTGTTTATGGTCTGTTTTGAAACGCCGACTTTCTCGGCGATGATGTTCTGCTGTTCGCCCGACATGTAGAGCACGCGGGCAAATTCCTTTTTCTCCTCGGAGACCTTATTTGCCATTCATAAGATGCGGTTTAATTGGTTCGTGCTCCCGAACGGGAGTTTTCCACGATGCAAAATTCGGTGACTGCCCCGTGAAAATAAAAAAGGTTGCAAACTATTTACACTCTTTTTGTTAGGGCGTTGCAAACCCCGCAAATTTGCATCGTTCAACATCGCGGAGTAGAGCAGTTGGCAGCTCGTGAGGTTCATTCCCTCAAGGTCGCAGGTTCGATTCCTGCCTCCGCAACAATATCGCGGGATAGAGCAGTTGGCAGCTCGCGAGGTTCATTCCCTCGAGGTCGGCGGTTCGAGTCCGCCTCCCGCTACAAAAACCCTTTTTAGAAGTATGACCGACGGGGACGGTGGAGCCCTTAAAAGAAAAATGCCGTCCCCTATTTTTTGACGAATGGCAAAAGACTTTATCATCAACACGAGCGGACTTAACAGCTACGGCACCCGTGTCCTTACCCCGGGAATCGACCTCACGCAGTACAAGCGCAACCCGGTACTCCTCTACATGCACACGCGCGGTTTCGACGGCAAGAGCACTCCGATCGGGCGCGTCGAGAATATCCGCGTCGAGGGCGACGAGTTGCGGGGTACCCCCGTGTTCGACATGAAAGACCCGTTTGCGGCGGAGATCGCCCGCAAGTGGGAGGAGGATTTTATCCGCATGTGTTCGGCGGGGCTGGAGCCCGTCGAGTTGAGCACGGCGACCGAGTACCTGTTGCCGGGACAATCCCGTGCAACGGTCGTGCGCTCGAAGCTCGTCGAGGTCTCCATTGCGGACATCGGTTCCAACGACGACGCCCTGCAATTATACGAGCCGAGCGGTAAAATCCTGCGGCTGGCATCGGGCGCGGACAGCGAGATCGTCCCGCTCCTCAAAAACGCACACTCCCCGGCGGCGGAGCCTGCCCCGGAAGAGAACAACGGTAACAATCAAACCCTTTTTTCGATGAACAAAATCCTACTGACCCTCGGGTTGCCCGCAACGGCTACCGAGGACGACGCGGTAAACGCGATCACCAAGTTGCAGGGCGACGTCGCCCGTATCGAGACGCTCGAACTCTCCCGCATCGAGGCGGCGGTCGATGCTGCTATCGAGGCAAGAAAGACGACCGCCGACAAGCGCGACCACCTTATCACGCTGGGTAAAAAGGCAGGTTTCGACGTCCTGCAATCGACTATCGCCATGCTGACCCCGGTACAGAAGCCGACACAGCTTATCAACCCGGCGGGCGGAGCGGCTTCGAGCGCGAGCGTCGAGCTGGCATACTCGGAAATGTCCGACGAGCAGCTCCGTAAGCTCGAAAAAGAGAACCCGGAGAAGTTCATGCAACTTTTCAAAGCCGAGTTCGGCTATGTCCCCAAGATCGACAAGTAACACTCAAAACCTTTCTAACAGAATGAAAAAGTTTCTTTTTGCCCTTATGGGCTTTATCTGCGCGATTTCCGTGAATTGCGCCGCCGGAGCTGTCGGAGCCTCCGCGCTCGGGGTTCAGCCCGTGTACGGTGTGCTGGCGGTGAACGGCGTCTCTTTCCTGTCCGGGCTGTGCGGCGGTTTCATGCCCTCGGGGGCTGCCTGCGCCGGACTTTACACCGAGGCGTGGACGGGCTTTATGATTAAAGCGTTCCGCACCGATCCCGAGGGGCTGGGCTGGTACAGCAAAATCCGCTCGTTCGACCAGTATGTCGAAAAAGACGTGATCCATTTCGTGAATATCGGCGGCGATCCTACCGTACTGGTGAACAATACCTCGTACCCGCTGGAGATCGAGGAACTGGAGGACGGCGACAAGGCTGTGACGCTCGACAAGTATCAGACCAAGCCGACGCGCATCACCGACGACGAGCTGTATTCGCTCTCTTACGACAAAAAGGCGACGGTTATCGAACGCCACAAGGAGGCTATTTCGGAGAAGAAATACTCCCGAGCCATTCACGCGATCGCCCCGAACGAAAACAGCACGGCAACTCCCGTGATCCTCACGAGCGGCGAGGCGTCCGAGGGTCGCAAGATTATGACGCGCAAGGACATCGTGCGCCTCAAAAAGCTGTTCGACAAGAACAAGGTGCCCAAGGCGGGGCGTTGCCTCGTGTTGTGCAGCGACCATGTCGCCGACCTGCTCGAAAACGACCAGAAGTTCTACAACCAGTATTATAACGCCGAGAGCGGAAAGATCAACAAGGTGCTGGGCTTTGAAATCTACGAGTATGACGACTGCCCGTACTACAACGCTACCACGCTGAAAAAGGTCGCATACGGTTCTGTTCCGGCGGATACGGACATGCAGGCGTCGATCGCTTTCTCGCCTACGCGCATGATGAAAGCCAACGGCAGCGTCAAGACCTACGCATCGGAGGCGAAGAACAACCCGACCACGCAGGAAAACCTTATCAGTTTCCGCACTTACTCGATCTGCCTGCCCCTCAAAAACGAGGCTATGGGCGCGATCGTGAGTGCCAAGGTGACCGCCAGCGCGGGCGACAACAAGTAATCCCAAAACTACCCGACAAATGAAAAAGGAGCTTAAATACTTGGTTATCCATTGCACCGCCACACCCCGAGGACGCGAGGTAACAGCCGACGAAATCCGGGCGTGGCACACGGCTCCCCAACCGCGAGGCAGAGGGTGGCGGCAAGTGGGATATACCGACCTTTTTCATTTGGACGGTAGTGTCGAGCGGCTTGTCGCTAACAACGAGGATGCGTGGGTTGATGATTGGGAGATCACGAACGGAGCCGCCGGATATAACGGCGTGTCGCGGCATATCGTGTATGCTGGCGGTTGTGAGAACAACAAGGCACTCACCCCGGCGGACACGCGCACCCCGCAGCAGCTCGAAGCCTTGAAGCGGTACGTGCTGGCGTTCCACGCCCGGCATCCCCGGGTGAAGATCGTCGGGCACCGCGACCTGCCGGGCGTGCATAAGGCGTGCCCCTCGTTCGACGTTCCCGCGTGGTTGAAATCTATCGGTATTGTGCAATGAGTACGGAGTTGTTGTTAGCGATTATCGGCATTACTGCGGCACCTGTCACCTCGTGGCTTGCCTCGAAACTCACGCGGCAGAAATACAATACCGAAATCGCAAGGCTGCGCGCCGAGGTTGCCGCTGCCCGTGCGGATGCCAACCGCAAGGAACTGGAGAACGTGCGTGTCGGAAACGAGATTATCATGCAGAACATCGTGCACCCTTTGGAGGTGCAGGTAAAACGACTGAATACGAATGTTTCAAGACTGGAAAAAGCCGTCGGCAAAATTTCTCTTTGCCCTCACGCTGCTGACTGCCCTGTTTCTCACGAGTTGCGCAAGCACAAAGAATGCGACGATCCGGAGCACGACGACAAGTAACCTCGAACATGCTGCCGATTACGGGGAGGAAACAGAAACGAGCAACACCGAAAGTTTGGAAGCGGTCGGCGATCGGCACGAACAGACCGATACCGAAACGACAACCGAGCTGACGAGCAACGAGGAGGTAACGACCACCGTGCGGGAGTACGACACGGACAAACCGACCGATCCCGTCACGGGGACGCCGCCGCTCAAACGGGAAACCACCCAAACGCGGCGCAAGACGGATGCGGGGCGGCAGACGCAGACCACCGGGCAGACGATCGACGAACACAGGGAACTATCCGGCGAATCAAGCAGCCGCGAAGCTGCCAAAACGGAATTACAGACAACCAGCGGGGAGAGTACGCATACCGACACGGACACCGAAACCCACGAACGGCGGGGGTTGAATCCCCTGCAACGTCTGCTCTGCACCCTCGGGGGGATTGCCGTCGCTGCGGGGGTCGTGTGGCTGGTGTGGAAACTTAAACGGCATTTATAAACCATTCAAACACCATTTGACTATGGCAAAAAAAGAAGATAAGGCGGAGAACCCGCAAAACAAGACCGGGGCACCTGTTCCGACCGGACAGGAACCCCCGCAGGACAACACCGGGGAGGGCATGACGGATCAGCCGCAGGCGGGAGGCAAGCAGCCGACCCCGGGCGGTGCTGCCGACAATGCAGAACCCGCAGCGAAAACCCCGACCAAAAAATCGGAGCCGAAAGTTTCGGACGCCGTGCAGAAGGTCGGCAAAGCCCTGCTCAAAAGCAACCCCGATATGTCGGTCGTGTACATGACGGCAGACGGTCGCGGGTTCTACGAGAAAAACGACGCGGACAACCATGCCCGCACGCTCAACAACAAGGCGGTAACGCCCGTAAAGAGATAGCCGAATGCAGAGTATCAAATTTGAACGCACCAACGGCAACATCCCCAAGACGGCGGCGGGACAGGATCACGTCAGCGGGTTCCTCGCCTACGTGACGGCTCTGCCGGAGGGGTTCTCGGAGGAGAACCGCATACAGGCGTGCTCCTCGATCGAGACCGCCGAGAAACTCGGCATCACCAGCGACGAGGGCGCGGCGTGGGAAATCCGGATGCTGCACTACCATTTGAGCGAAATTTACCGTCTCAACCCGGGCATCAGCCTGTATGTCGGTCTTTTCGCCAAGCCTACGGGCGGCACCTACACCTTTTCGGAGGTCAAGAGCCTGCAAAACTACGCGGGCGGCTCTCTGCGGCAGGTTGCGGTGTGGTGCGGGCACAAGGAGCTCGATGCGGGCGACCTCACGGCGTTGCAGGGCATCGCCACCTATTTGCAGGAATACGACCGTCCGCTCTCAATCGGTTACGCTCCGAAAGTCGCCTCCGTCACGTCGCTACCGTCGAGCCTTGCGGGAGCCGGGAAATGCAATGTCTCGGTCATCATCGGACAGGCAGGCAAGGGTGTCGGGGCGCAGTTGTACGCCGACAAGGGCAACACGGGGAAAGCCTCGGTTTCCGGGCTCGGCGTGTGGCTGGGCATCACCTCCAAAGCGGCGGTACACCAGTCGATCGCCTCGGTCGAGAAATTCCCGACGGGTATCGACCTGCCTGCGTTCGGCGACGGAACGCTGCTGCGCGACCTCGACACGGCGATCGTTGAGAACCTCGACGTCTCGCGTTACCTGTTTTTCGTGACTTACGACGGCTTTGCCGATTCGTATTTCAACGATTCGCACACAATGGACGATGCGGTGAGCGATTACGCCTATATCGAGAACGTCCGTACTATGGACAAGGCGGTTCGCGGCATCCGTAAAGCCCTGCTCCCGAAACTCGGCGGCGAGCTCTACGTGAACGCGGAGACCGGGCAACTCGCCTCCTACGAGGTGGAATACCTCACCGAGCTTGCGAACAAGCCGCTCGAGGACATGCAGAAAGCGGGCGAGTTGAGCGGCATGTTGGTAGAAATCGACCCCGATCAAGACGTGTTATCGACCTCCGAGCTGGAGTTCGTCATCAAGCAGGTAGGCGTCGGGGTATTGCGCAGGATCAGATGTAAAATCGGCTTTGCAAAAAAAGCATAAACCAATCGGCTGAATGGCAGAAGCAACGGATTTAATCCCTCTTATCAACGGTATCGAATACTCGTGGGGCGACATCACGGCGACCGTCGGGGGCGTGCCTGTCGTCGGAATTACGGCGATCGAGTACGGCGACGACCAAGTTGTCGAGAACCACTACGGGGCGGGGCGTTTCCCGGTCTCGTACTCCAAAGGCAGAGTAACCCCGAGCGCCAAGATCACCGTCGCAATGGGCGAGGTGATCGGCTGGCAGGCGAAAAGCCCGACCGGGCGGTTGCAAGACCTCGCACCGTTCCCTATCGTTGTGGCGTACATCCCCGAGGACGGGCAGATCGTAACCGACAAGATTATGAACTGCCGTTTCAAGAAGAACGCCCGCAACTGGAAAGAGGGGGACACGCGGCAGCTCGTCGATCTCGAGCTGGTGCCCTCGCATATCAAGTGGCACAACAAGTAACAGCAAGTTTAACCGGGGCGGGCGTGACTGCCTGCCCCTTTTTATCGAGTAATTTATGAACAAGAACAACAACACCGAGGAGATCAAGGACGCCAAAGGCGAAGTAGTCCGCACGCTCGTGTTCACGGACAAGGACGGGGTGAGAACCTACAAGGACAAGGACACCGGAGAGACTGTAAAGACGCTCAACATCTGCAACGGCGGTGTGTCGGACGAGCAGGTCAAGGTGTGGAAAGGCGAACACCGCAAGGTACACATGATCGAGGTCGAGGATGACGGCGACCTGTTTGTCGGTTATTTCCGCCGCCCGAGCATGGAAACCATGTCGGCGGTAAACCAACTGACCAAAAAGGACGAGGTGAAAAGTACCTCGGTCATGTTCGAGAACTGCTGGCTCGGCGGTGATCCGGTAATGAAAACCGACACGCTGGTACGCATGGCGGCTATTAAACAGCTCGGGGCGATGTTCGACCGTGTTGTGGGTACCTTAAAAAACGTGTAGAGGCGTACCAACTGAGCGATAACGACGGGGAGCAGTACATCGCCAAAGGGTGCGCCTTGATCCGGGCGAATTTCCACATAGACCCGCGCCAACTCTCCGAGGAGGAGTGGGCGCAGCGTTTCTCCGAGGCTGTATGGATCGAGGGGAGGCGACTGACCAACCTTGCCAAGATTTTAGCAAAATTATTCGAGACTCCAGAGAATGAGTGACTACGCTTTTAACTATTCGTTCAACATCACCGGAAACGCCTCCACCGCTGCGCAGCAGATTACGGGGGATGTTACCGCATTGAACAATACCGTAAAGCAGGCTACCGGGATATGGGACTCGTTTGCTGGCAAGGTTGTCGCGTTCAACCAGCTATCGCAGTTTGTCGAGGGGTTCTCGCGCACGGTGGACGAAACGCTCGCCCCGGGTGCCGCGCTCAACGCTTCGCTCGCCGACCTGTCGGCAATTTCGGGCGAGACGGGCGAAAGCCTCAAAACGATCGAGCGCTACGCGCGTGATGCGGCAAAGACGTTCGGCGGTTCGGCAGCGCAGAGCGTCGAATCGTACAAACTGCTGCTCTCGCAGCTCTCCCCGGAACTTGCCAAAACTCCGGACGCCCTCAAAGCTATGGGGGACAATATCGCCGTATTGAGCAAGACGATGGGCGGAGACGCGAAAGCTGCCGCCGAGGTGCTCACAACGGCGATGAACCAGTACGGGGTATCGCTTGCCGATCCTATGGAGGCGAGCCGCAAAATGGCGCAGATGATGAACGTCATGGCGGCGGCGGGACAGGCGGGTTCCGCCGAGCTGCCGACGATCAAAGTCGCGCTCGAGCAATGCGGTATGGCTGCAAAGGCGGCGGGCGTATCGTTCGAGGAGACGAATGCCGCGATACAGGTACTCGACAAAGCGGGCAAAAAGGGAGCCGAGGGCGGTGTCGCCCTGCGAAACGTCATGTCGATACTCGCCACCGGGCGCTTTCTGCCGAAAGACGTGCAGGAGGAGCTCACGGCGGCGGGTGTGGATATAAACGCACTCACGGACAAGTCGAAAACCCTCACGGAGCGGTTGCAGCCCCTCAAAACCGTGCTCGACGATACGGCTTTGTTTACGAAACTGTTCGGGCGTGAGAACAGCAACGCGGCAATGGCTCTGGTGCAGGGCATCGACGAGGTGAATCGTTACACGGACGTCATTTCCGGAACGAATACGGCATTCGAGCAGGCGGGGATCATCATGGAATCGTACAACGAGAAGAAAGCCCGGATACAAGCCCGGTTCGATGATTTCCGCATTTCGATATTCAACGCGACGGGAGATTTCGGCATTTGGGTCGAAACGGTCGCGGGTTCGCTCGTTCCGCTCTCGCAGCTTATGCCGCTTATTATGGGCGTCGGCAAGGCTATGACGCTGGTAAAGAGTATCAATTTCGCGGGTGTGTTCTCGTCTCTTTCGCGTGTGGTGACGGCAGCGCGTTACCAGTTGCTTTTCATGAACGCCGAACTCCGTACCGGGCAAATGGTATCTATCGGATTCCTCGGGAACATCACCCGGGCGACCGCCGCCGTCGTTCGTTTTGCAACGGTGGGGCTGCTCTCGGGTATAAAGGCTCTCGGGGCGTGGGTGCTCTCCCTTGTCACGGGCGGCACGGCGTCGGCGACGTTCGCGGGCATCGCTTCGGGAGCTTTTGCCACGTTCAAGGTCGCGGCGGTATCGGCGTGCCGGGCTGTGGGTATCGCTATTATGAACATCCCGATCATCGGCTGGATTGCCGCCGCAATCGCGGGACTTATCGCATTGGGCGTCTATTTTTGGAATACCTCGGCAAAGTTCCGTGCCGTGCTTAAAGGTCTCGGTGCCGCGTTTGTCGCCACGTTCAAGGGTATTTGGAATTTGGCAAAAAACGTGTTCGGGTCTATCGGCGACCTTATCAAAGCGGCGTTTTCGCTCGACGGTAAAGGGATCAAGGAGGCGATCAATCGGCTGAAAGGCGGGTTCTCGGAGTTCGGCAGCAGCGTCGGCAAGGCATTCAATGACGCTTACGAGGGTGAAATGGCACGCAGCAAGGCGGAGCAGGAAGCCAAGAAGAAAGCGGAGGCGGGCGACACGGACGATCCAGTCGTCGTCGCTCCGGATTCGGGCGGTGGGGCTATTTCGACAGGATTGGCGGGCATCGGCGGCAGTCCGGACAAGGCGGATAAAATCAAAAACATCAACGTCACGATCGAGAAGGTGATCGACAAGTTCGAGATACACACGACCAACATGCACGAGGACATCGGCAAGGTAAAGGAAATGGTCGCGGAGGCTCTGACCGGGGCGGTGAACGACGTAAACTATGCAATGTAATGAGCGGATTGTCCCCTATAAGTTTTGAGTTCGTGGCGGCGGGTGTCGCCCGTCGCGCTCGTGTTGCCCTTGCGCACCTTGTCCCCTCGCAGGTAAACAAGGAGGTTCCCTCGTGGAAAGGACACGACGGAACAATCGAGGGGGCAGAGGTCGCAACGCCGATCACCGACCGGACGTTTTGGGAGAGCCGTTACGTGCTCACGGAGCTGACCTTGTGCAAGGAAAACGGCGAAACGCTGGTCGTGAATGATGCGGTCGTCACCGTCACGCAGGAGAAACACATCGTCCGCACGACGCTCGTCGGTCTGAACGGTACGATCAAGGAGTACATCTGCAACGGCGACTATGACATCAGCATAAGTGTCGGTATTGTCGCAGTGGATTCCAACGGGCAGATCGTGGACGAATACCCGAAGGAGGGCATCCGCAAGATACGGGAGTTCTTGGACGAAAACAAGGCGGTCGATGTGACGAGCGTGTTCCTATCGATCTTCGGCATCGGGCGTATGGTCGTCACGCGGTTTTCACTCAAACAGGAAACGGCGTCGAATCGTCAGACGATCGAGGTGCGGGCACTCTCGGACGAGGATTATGTAATCAAGAGTACCGAATATTAAACGGCATTTGAAAAGCGGTTAAATAATGTTTAGGCTAACGGCAAAAATAGAGATCAGAAGCGCGAAAACGTGGGTTTTCGATAAGGTCGCTTCGGTGGAGATCACCCGCGACATCGAGACGCTCACGGACACGTGCGTTTTGCAGTTGCCTAAAAAAGTGAAATGGCAGGGTGAAAGTACGCTTCCGATCAAGCGCGGCGATGAGGTGACGGTATGGCTGGGGTACGACGGCGACCTGCAATTCGCTTTCCGAGGTTTCATAACGACTCTCGGGCTGAAAACCCCGACGACGATCACCTGCGAGGATTACATGTTCCGTCTCAAACAGCGAGAGGCGAAGAAGCTCACGTACAAGGACGCCACGATCGGGCAAATCCTCAAAGATCAAAAACTCGGCATCGGGTACAAGGTTTTCGGGGAGCAGTCGATCGGGCAGTACCGCGTTACGGCTGACACGTTGAGCGCACTTTTGGGACAGTTGAAAGATCACGCTGGGGTGCGGTCGTTTATCCGCATCGAGGACGACGAACCTGTGTTGTACTCGGGTGTGCTGTTCGAACGGGGCAAGAGTCCTAAACAGGTCTTTGCGACGGGTCTGAACCTTATCGACGACACGCAGCTCAAAGTACAGAATGCCGCCGACGTGAAAATCAAGGTCAAGGCGGTTTCGCTTATGCCGAACAACAAGAAAATCCGGGTCGAGGTGGGCGACACGGACGGGGAAACCCGGACGCTGCACACCTACAACAAGCAGGAGGCGGAGTTAAAGGCATGGGCGAAACAGGAACTCGAACGGCTGAAACGTGACGGTCTCGTAGGGTCGTTTACGACGTTTGGCGCGGAGCTGGTCGATAAGCTCGACAACGTGGGTATCAAGATCGACGGCGAGCGCAAAGGCGTCTATCAAGTACAGAAAAACGTAATAAAATACTCCCCGAGCGGTTTCCGACAGGAAATCACCCTCGGGGCGAGAGTGGCAGAATGACGATACAGGAAGCAATCCGGAAAATGGCGGCGGCAGGCACAGAACCGTACTGCAAGGTCTGCACGGTCGATGCGGTGGACGAGGACGCCCGCACGGTGGACTGCACCCCGCTCGACGAGGGTGCGCCGCTCGTGGGCGTGAACCTGCAAGCCAACCAAGAGTGCGGGGAGGGCGTCGTGCTGTTTCCTGCGGTCGGCAGCTACGTCGTCGTGTCGTTTCTCGGGGCATCGGTGGCGGTGGTCGTCCTTGCGGAGAAAGTCGATAAAATCGACCTCAAAATCGGAGACACCTCGGCGGAGATAATGGACGGGCAGGTCGATATTGCCGTCCGAGACACGACGGCAAAGATCAGTCCCGAGGGGGTTGTCATCAACGGCGGCGGTTTGGGCGGCATGGTAAAGATCGAGCAGCTCACGCAGAAGCTCAACGAGTTTATCTCGGCGTTCAACAGCCACACGCACGAGATTCCGACGGGTGTCGTTGCGGTGGCGGGCAGCGCAACGGCGCAGTCAAACCCCGCTCCGGTCATGGTTCCGGCAATCACGAGCCAACACCCGAGCGTCGCGGTATCGGACTACGAGGATGAAAAAGTGAAACATTGATCGAATGGTTGGAATGTTAATAGACCCGGACACGGGCGATTTGCAGGTCAAGGACGGCGCGCTGGCACTCGGTGACAATACCGAACAGGTTGCCGAATGCGTGCTTTTGGCAGCCCGGGGCGAGTTGAAAGAACACCCGCTCGTGGGTGCCGAGATTACCAAACTGGCAAACGGCAATGGCGATCCGCTTTGGAGCAACAACGCGAAACAGATGCTCCAAACGTGCGGGGTTCCGGTTTCGCGCGTTTCGATCGACGACAACCGCATAACGATAGAGTAATGAACAAGATAAAACCCCTCGACAGACAGAGCCTTATCGACGTCGCGCTGCAAACGAGCGGCAGCGTGGAAGGTGCCCTCGGCATGTCGATCAAAAACGACATCCCGGTATCGGGCGAGCTTGCCCCGGACGTGGAGCTCGAGACCGCCCCGGTGGTCGATAAACTGGTTCTCGGGCGTTACGAGGCGCGGGGCGTCCGCCCGGCGACCGACATTTCGGCGGAGGACTTGGCGTGTGTGCCCTACGGGGGTATCGGTTTTATGGGAATTGAAATTGATTTTATAGTGAGCTAATGGCGAGGACTATTGCAGAGATAAAAGACGGCATCGCCGGGGATTTCATGCGCAACGAGGACGTGGCGCGTGCCTACGGCTTCGAGGCTGGCGACAGCTTTACGGCGCATTTCAGCAAGGCGTCGGTGGAAAGCGTGTTGTTCTACATTTTCGCCTGCGCCGCGTGGATCGTGGAGAGCCTTTTCGACGAGCACAGGCGGGAGGTGAACTCGTGTATCGAGGAGATTTTGCCGCACCGCCCCAAATGGTATCGTGACAAAGTGCTGGCCTTTATGAAAGATAAAATCCTCGTGGCTGATACGGACTATTACGACACGGCGGGCATGAGCGATGCCGACATAGAGGCGGCGCGTGTGGTGAAATATGCGGCGGCCACCGAAAGCAGCGACGCTTCGCTGTTGACGATCAAGGTTGCCGGAGAAAACGGCGGGGTACGTCAGAGGTTGGACGGGGAGACCGAAACGCAGCTCGCGGCATATATCGCCGAGTTCAAGGACGCGGGGGTGCGCATCAACTTGGTAAATATCGACGCCGACACGTTCAACTGCGAGGTCGATATTTATTACGATCCGATGCTGTTGCCCGAGGAGGTCGAGGGCGCGTGCCGGGAGACGGTGCGGGCATATATCGAGGACCTCCCGTTCAACGGCGAATATACGAACATGGCACTCGTGGATGAGTTGCAGAAAGTCGAGGGGGTGAAGATCGTCGAGTTCCGGGGCGCGACGACCTCGGCGAACGGGGAAACGGCAGTCGTTCCGATCAACGCCCGGCATGTTCCCGTCGCGGGCTATTTCAAGGCGGGGACGATAACGATAAACAGGTACGTGTATGAGTAAGTACGAGGTAAATATCAAGCGTTTCGCGTTGCTCCTGCTGCCGACGTTCTGGCGCAAACCGCTCCTTGCGACGCTCGCCTATGCAATGGTCTCGCCGCTGGGGTACCTGCATACCCGTTTCGTGCTGTTCCGCCGCGATACCGTTTACCGCCTTACCCACAACGGGCAGGTGTGCTACCTACGGGCGGTATTGAATGACCAGTTCGACCCGATCGAGCGGCGTATCACGATCACGGAGGAGGCAGCGAGCGCGGGTGTTTTGATGCTTCACAAGCGAGAGGAGGAGCAGGCCTTCCTGCTGCCGACCCGCGACACGGGCAGGGCTTTTATTATCAACCGCCGGGGCTTCGGCGGGATCAACGGATTCGATTTTTGGGTGAACATCCCGATTTCGCTATACGACACGGTGGACGCCTCCCGCCTGCGGGCTATTGTCGGCACGTACAAACTGGCGTCGAAACGGTTTTCGATAAACTACATTTGAGAATGAAACAGACGGTAGGACGATTCCTTTTGCAACCGAACAAGAATTTCCCGGTCGATTGCGAGACGCTGGACGCCTTGCAGACCAACATCGCGCTCTTGCAAGTACTCGGCAACCTTGCCGGAGACAAGACTATTTTGCTGGGCTGCGAGGAGGAGCAGAACGGCACGCGCCGCAAGGCGGGTTATGTTTTTCTGAAAACAAAGGACTTTCCAGAGGGTGAGGTCATTTACTGGGAGGGCGGCTCCATTTCGGGCGGTATGTGCCTCAAACAAGCCGCGATCCCGGTACAGGCCCAGGGGTACGAATATCCGCAGGCCTACGTCGAGCGGTCGCTGGCTCCGGGCGTCGGCGAGGAGAACTACAAATGGGCGGACTTCCGCGAGGCGCAGTCGCTGCCCGAGCTCGAAGCGCAGATCGTGGCGTTGCAGACCGCCCTGGCCAAGATTCAACGCACGCCGCTGGGCATGGTCGAAATCTGGGCAGGATCCCGCATTCCCGACGGCTACGCCCTTTGCGAAGGGCAGCAGCTCAAGCAGTCGGAGTACCCCGAACTCTACAAGGCCATCGGCAGCACCTACAACAATGCCTACGACTGCAACGGCCGGAAGCTCTCGACCACGAGCGGTTATTTCCGCCTGCCCGACCTGCGCGGCCGCTTCGTGGTGGGCTACAACGTCAGCGATGCCGACTACGGCAGCTACGGCAAGGTGGGCGGCGAGAAGAAACACACGCTCACCGTCGATGAGATGCCCTCGCACGCACACGGGGAGAATCTTTGGACCGGAGGTAACGGCAGCTGGCGCAGCGGCGGCAACAACTCCTATCCCGAGGCCGTGTCGTGGCATGACCGCACGACGCCTTTCGGAACAACGGACCGCACGGGCGGCGGCGGTTCGCACGAGAACCGCCCGCCCTATTATACGCTGGCCTATGTCATGCGGACGAAGTAAAACTCTTATCACGCGATTACAGAATGGCAATCAGAGTACGTGCGCAGCTGCGCAAATGGTTCGGCCGGGGAATGTACCCGACGGCCGAGCAGTTCTCGGACCTCTTCGACAGCTTCTTCCATAAGACCGAGGACAAAATCCCGATGAGTGGGGTCGAGGGGCTTACCGATCAGCTTAACGGGAAATACAATACGGCCGAGGGACGGGAGCTGGAGAAGAAAGTGCAGAAAGTAACCGACGACCTCTCCGTCCATGTAGCCTCCTCCGAGAAGGCGTTCAATGAGGTCCAAAATGACATCGAGGCGCTCGACGGCAGACTCGACGACGAGATCGAACGTGCCAAAGGTGAAGAGGCCGCGATCCGCAGGGAACTGGCCGCGGGCGATGCCGCGACACTCTCCTCGGCCAAATCCTATACCGACACCTCCGTTGCTGCCGAAGCCGGTAAGCGCGAACAGGGCGATGCGACGACCCTCCAAGCCGCGAAAACCTATACCGACACATCTGTCGCAGCGGAAGCCGAGGAGCGGACACAAGGCGACGCCGCGACCCTTTCTTCTGCCAAGACCTATACCGATACCGCCGTGGCGGACGAGGCCCAGAAGCGCGGGCAGGGCGATGCCGCGACCCTTCGAGCAGCCAATGAACACACCGATGCGGCCGTCGCTGAGGAGGCCTCCGCCCGCGAGAGCGGCGACCGCGCGACGCTCCAGTCGGCCAAAGATTATGTGGACAAGGCCATCGCCGAACTGGTCGATGGCAGCCCTGCGGCGCTCGACACGCTCAAGGAGCTGTCGGCCGCCCTGGGCAACGATCCGAATTTCGCTACGACCGTCGCCACGCAGATCGGCCGAAAGGTCGATAAGGTCGCGGGCAAGGGCCTTTCCACCGAGGACTACACCTCCGAGGAGAAGGCCAAGCTGGCGGGAATCTCATCGGGGGCGAACAACTACCGGCACCCGGCCTCCCATCCGGCTTCGATGATCGAGCAGGACGCCACGCACCGCTTCATAACCGATACGGAGCGATCGACCTGGAACGGCAAGGCATCGACGGCCGTCGCCACCCAGTCAGCAAACGGTCTGATGTCGTCGGCCGACAAGAAGAAACTCGACGACCTGACGGACGGCGAGGTGATTATCCAATGTTCAATCCCCGGAATGAATTGACGCTATGGCAGCAAAAATGACAATCCAAACCCGGACACAACTTCCGGTCTATACGGCGGAGGCACTTGCCGCCAAGAATCCCGTCCTGCTCAAGGGCGAAATCGTCTATGAATCCGATACCGGACGCCACAAACTCGGCGACG